CATTCCTACAAAAACAACACAGGGACGACCTAATCAGTTTTTCTTAGATCGACAGCTTACGCCAAACTTAAAGATTTGGCCCACCCCTGAAAACACCACCGATTTAGTAATTTTTGACGCCTTAACACGCATAGATGATGCGGATGTATATACCAACACAATGGATTTACCCTTTCGTTTTTATCCTTGTTTGGCGGCAGGTCTGGCATATTATATTGCTTTAAAAAGAGCGCCAAACAGAGTGCAACTGTTAAAAGCAGTCTATGAAGAAGAGTTTGAACGCGCAGCAACGGAAGACCGAGACCGTTCTTCCTTTAATGTTGTTCCAAGACATGAATACTCAAGAGCAGGATAATGGCTAAGTTTGCTTCAGGAAAACACGCTTTTGCAATTTCTGATCGTAGTGGTCAGAGGTATCTTTATCGTGACATGAAGCGCGAGTGGAACGGCTTGCTGGTAGGCCCGGACGAGTATGAACCCAAGCATCCTCAATTAGGGCCTTTTCGTAAGGTAAGCGATCCCCAAGCACTTAGAAATGCTCGTCCAGAACCGAATCTTGTGCAAGAAAGAGCCGTTCAGCATGGCTTTGATCCTGTTGGTTTTGCGGATATACCGGGCCTCTCTCCCACCAATCTTTTGGCCCCAGAGTGTTTAGTGGGAACAGTTACAGTGGTGATAACATGAGCTTTACATATGCGCAGTTGCGAACAGCAATATCAGATTTTACAGAAAACGCTGAATTGACGGATCCTAGCGACGCGTCAAGCTTGACTGATTTTGGAAGAAATATTCCTATATTTATAAGATCTGCGGAAGAAAGAATTTTGAAGTCAGTTCAACTAGATTTTTTTCGTAAGAATGCGACGGGAACGGCATCTCAAAATGGAAAGTATGTAGCGCAACCTACTGATTTTTTAGCACCTTTTTCTTTTAGTTATGTGTCCAACAATGACTATGAGTTCTTAGAGTTTAAGGATGTGAGTTTTATTCAATCGTACACCCCCAACCCTGCGACAACGGGGCTACCCAAATATTATTCTGTTTTTGATAGCAGCAACTTTATTCTAGCCCCTACGCCAAATGCTAACCTTTCCGTTGAAATTCATTACTTTTATCGGCCTGCAAGTATTACCGCGGGTGCGGACAGTGGCACGACTTGGCTGAGTGAAAACGCTGAATTGAGTTTATTGTACGGTGCTTTAATAGAAGCTTACGTGTTTATGAAAGGTGAGCAAGATGTTATGGCCATGTATGACAAGAGGTATCAAGAAAGTTTAATTGGTTTAAAATTGTTGGGCGAATCTAAAGAAACAACGCAGGATTATCGTGTGGGACGCGTTATTCTTCCAAAACAATAAGAGGATACAATGGCTATAATTCAAACAACATGCACCTCTTTTAAGGTGGAGCTTCTAAAGGCCGAACATGACTTTGACACGGCTACCTTTAAGATTGCCTTGTACTCAAGCGCGGCTTCTTTGGGAGCGGATACAACCGCATATAGCACATCGAACGAAATAACGAATACGTCAGGATCGGCGTATACGGCTGGGGGAAAGAATTTAACAGTAACGGCGACTTTTCCAAAGTCTACGGGCACCACCGCTATAGTAGATTTTGGCAATGTAACTTGGGCTAATGCGACTTTCACAGCACGGGGAGCCTTGATCTACAACTCAAGTGCTTCCAATAAAGCGGTAGCTGTGTTAGATTTTGGATCAGATAGGGTCGCGAATAACTCTAGTTTTGAAGTACAGTTCCCCACAGCGGATGCTACATCTGCGATAATCAGGATAGCATAGGAGATATATCATGGCATCCTTCGTTAAAATAAATGACTTCGTTGCAAACGCAGTAGAGAATATGGACTTAGAAAGCGATCAACTTGTAATTGCTTTGTCTAATACAGCACCATCGTCAGAAAGTTCTAACCCAACTGCGGATACTAATGGCATATTAGGAAATGTAACCCAAATTAGTTACAGCAACTTGTCTTCTAGAAACCTTACTACAACTTCATCTGGACAATCAGGTGGTGTTTACAAGCTTGTCCTTGCAGATTTAACACTTACTGCATCAGGCGGTAGTGTTGCGGCCTTCCGGTACATTTACATTTATAATGACACTGTATCATCACCCGCCGACCCGCTCATTGGTTATTATGACTATGGCTCAAGCTTAACTCTTAATGATGGTGATACGTTTACTATCGACTTTAGCCCATCAAACGGTGTTATTCAGCTAACCTAATAAAGGGGTAGCTTATGCCTGTTCTTAAAAATAGGGCAAAGATGTCCACCAGTACAACGGGTACTGGAACCATTACGCTTGGCTCTGCGGAGGATGGGTATCAAACCTTCGCAGATGCTGGCGTATCTAATGCAGATGTGGTTCGCTACGTTATTGAGGATGGCAGTAACTTTGAGATAGGCACAGGGACCTATACAAGCTCTGGCACTACCCTTTCACGCACGGTGAGCGAAAGCAGCAACTCAGACGCAGCTATTAACCTTAGCGGATCAGCTACTGTGTTTATCGGGGCTACGGCTGAAGATATTCCAGCGCCTTATTCTAGGAAAACTGCTAACTATACCGCTTCTTCAGGTGATTTGGTTATTGCAGATACGTCAGGTGGTGTTTGGACACTGACTTTACCTGCCTCTCCCTCTACAGGTGATATTGTCACGGTCTCTGATGGGGACGACTGGTCAACCAATAACCTCACTATTGGAAGAAACAGCTCTACTATTGAGAGTGATGCTGCTGATATGACTATGGATGTGGGCGGTGTTTCAGTCCAATTCCTTTACGATGGTACAACTTGGCAAGTATATGCACAAGCTGGTGTCGAAGGTGGTGATGCAGAGTACGAGAAAGTAGGAACCATCTCCTCAAGTACACTTGACCTAGAAACGGGTAACGTTTTCTCTCATGCACCTTCAGCTAACGTAACTTATGTATTCAGCAATCCTCCTGCATCAGGAACTGCTTACGGCTTTACCTTAAAAGTTACACCGTCAGCTACTGTAACGGTTACTTGGCCCAGCGGTGTCGATTGGGCAGGTGGTACGGCACCAGATGCACCAGCATCAGGAGAGACTGATGTGTACGCCTTCTATACGCAAGATGGTGGAACAACGTACTACGGTTTCCAAGCTGGAGATGCTATGTCATGAGTATTTCAAGGCTTATGATGCAATGCAGCTCTGCTAGCGTTCCAGAAGGCGCATACACCTTAGACAGCCCAAAGCCAAAGAAACAATTTCAAAGGCTTTTCGTGGGGAACAAGGATATTTCGCCTCGCGGTGTTTTTTTAAAAGCGGACGGAACAAAAGTATATTTTACTGGCGGCGGCAGTCGCCAAATCCACCAGTACAATCTCAGCACTGCATTTGACTTAGGTACTAATACATATTTTGGCAAAGTAGAGCTTGGATTGAGATATCCCGGCGCTTTGATATTTAAGCCTGACGGCACCAAAGTTTATTTTATCAACAGTTCGACCACCGATTATGTGGAAGAGTGGGATCTATCTACGGCGTGGAATATTACAACCGCATCTGCCCATGCAACATATACCATAACACACGAAATTTATCCCTCTGGTTTATTCTTCAAACCTGATGGCACTAGGATGTACGTTACCGGCAGTAATGACGATAACTGCATAGAGTACGATCTCAGCACGGCATGGGACGTCACTACCGTTTCGTATAGCCGCGAGCAAGGCACTGGAATTTCAGGTTACCCCCGTGATGTTTTTTTTAAAACCGATGGTACTAAAATGTACATCACAGAGGATGTTTTTGGTCAGAACGACAATACTATACGCGAGTACAATTTATCCACGGCATGGAACGTCACTACAGCAAGTTTTAGTCAAGAACTTCAGACAGAGAATCCCGCTTTTAATACCAACGTGAAAACAAGTCAGATTTATGGAATTTACTTTAAGTCTGATGGCACGAAAGCTTTTTATACAGGGGAGTCGCAGGATAGAATTGCAGGTATAGAACTTTCAACGGCTTGGGATATTTCAACGGCTAGTTGGCCTACTGCGGTCAATACCTCTGGAAGCAGCTTCTTTGTACAAACAAATTCATCTTATGACATTAATCAAACAGGTCTGTATATGAAGCCAGACGGCTCGGCTTTTTACACGACTTGCTCATCAAGACGAGCAGTATATCGGTATAATATGAGCAGTGCATTTAATATTGGTACTGCGATTTATAATTCTACGCTGTCAGTTTCTACAAATGCGTATGGTGTATCTGGTATAACTTTTAAACCAGACGGCACAAAGATGTACCTAACCGATATTGACTCCGATAGTGTAAGGAGTTGGACGCTTAGTACTGCATGGGACATAACCACAGCGTCTTATGACAGCGTTTCAGTGTCGATATCAAACAACCCTGCTGGAGTTAGGTTTAAACCAGACGGCACACGAATGTACGTGGTAGAAGATAACTCTGACGATGTACGAGAATATACCCTTAGTACAGCATGGAATCTTTCAACTGCATCATTTTCACGAGAGTTCAATTTAACTTCGTATCAAAACAAACCAGCTGAAATTTTAATATCACCTAATGGCGATAAGCTTTTTGTTTGTGGCATTAATTCTTCATTAAATCAATCTGATGTAGATGAATTTACGCTTAGTACACCGTGGGACATCACTTCAGCAAGTCATGTACAAACCTTCGATGCTTCTTTTGTTGCGCGAACCATAACAGGCATGGATTTCAACAATGACGGTACTTCGCTTTTTTTACAATACAAAACTGAAATAATTGAAATTGACCTTACGTCTTAGAGAAAGTTAAATCATGGCAAAACTATCCTCAAAAATCGTACCGTCAGGTGTTGTAACACCAAGTAGTTCAGATACACTGACCAATAAGACAATCAGTGGAGCTACTCTTTCTGGTACACTTAGTGGTAACGCTACTTTAAGTGGAAACCTAACTTTAAGTGGGGATACTACTTTAAGTGGGGATACTGCTTTCAGTGGTGCCATAGATGAAGCTGTATACAACCTAACAGGTACTGCGTTAGACCCTAGCAACGGAACTATTCAAACTAAAACTTTATCTGCTAACACAACCCTAACAGATAGTGTTTCTGAAGGGGAAAGCATGACCTTGATGATTGACGATGGCACTGCCTACACTATAACATGGCCCACAATGACTTGGGTGAACAACGGCGGCTCTGCACCTACACTAGCAACAACTGGTTACACTGTTATAGCAATTTGGAAAGTTAGTACCACTTTGTACGGAGCTTTAGTTGGAGATGGTTCATAATGCTTTGGCATAAGTCTCAGGGCGCAGGAGGAGTTGGCGCAGGCGGTGGCAGCGGTGAGGACTTGTATAATGCGTTCTACTCTGTGGCAGAGTTTCAAAATAATGATAGCATGAACGAGACGACTTCAAATTACAGCGTAAGCGAAGTGCAACAAAATTATAGCGGAACGGGAAGGCTATATTTAATCCACAAGGCAACTGGTGCTACATCATATTACAATGATGCGCCAATTGCATGCATCCAAGTCTTAAACGAAAGCGGGACATCAATAAACCAGCAATGGTGGTTTGGGTCTGCAACCAATATTGGTCAGGGGTGGACAACGCACACTTCTCAACACAACCTTGGCAGTGTCGGCAGTGGTGTAAGCATAACGCCCTCTCAAGCTGAATCAAACTACCTATTTATTAATGCGGTAGCGCTCGGCAATACTGCTAATCGTTTCACTATTGCACACAGCACTAGCTCCAGTGATACGGGCGCTGCTGGTGGAATTTCACAACCTAGCTCACCGATGACCCTTGGTGAGAAAACAATGTCTCAAGGGACAACGTATGATTATTATATGTACAGGGAGACCAGCGGTGCGACCGTTCCTTTTTGCTCTCTTTGCTGTAGTCCATCGAGAACTTGGACAAGCGGCGAAATAATAAGAATAGCATATATTATCGGAAACGTCGGTACCACGAACTACTACACTCCTGATGATACATTCTTTCTGGGGATACAGTAATGTTAGGTTTTGACGCACTCGAAAAAAGAAGGAGTTTATCATGTATCTTAAAATTGTAAATAATAACCCAACAGCGTATTCATTAAGGCAATTGAAGGCAGAAAATCCAGATGTAAGTTTTCCTAAATCAATCCCATCTGCCACATTAGCTTTATACGATGTATATGCTTATACCCGCCCGGACGTACCAAGCTTTGACGCTAATACACAACAGGTCATTGATGGGTCATTCGAGCAAGACGCTGAAGGCGCATGGTCCTACACATATTCTGTAACAAATTTACCCGAACAGGAAGCTGCACACAATGTCCGAAATGAAAGAGATAAACGTCTAAGTGAGACCGACTATCTTGCACTTTCTGATAATACTTTAACATCTGCGATGAGAACCTACCGACAATCACTTCGTGATATAACAGACCAATCAGGTTTCCCATTTAGTGTAACTTGGCCCACTAAACCGGAGTAATAAATGTTAGGTTTCTCCCCATTAGCGTCTGCGCCACTAGCGGATAGTGGGGTTACATCTGTTGACTATTCTTTAACAGCAGATGCTGGGAGCTTTGCGCTTACGGGGCAAACTGCGGATCTAAACGTAGGTCGCAATCTTGTTGCTGCTGTTGGGTCTTTCACTCTGACAGGGCAAGCGGCGGGCTTTGCTAAGGCGTTAAATGTTGCGGGGGGAGCGGGCAGCTTTACGCTTACGGGACAAAACGCTGGTATTCTTATTGGTGAAATCTTTGAGACTGGAGCCTTTTCGCTTGCTGGTCAGACAGTCGGCCTTAATAAAGCTGTTGTTATGTCAGCAGCAGCAGGCAGTTTTACAGTAACGGGTCAAACTGCTGGGCTTAATAAAGCTTTAAATTTAGCGGGTGATGCGGGGTCTTTTACTGCAACAGGCCAAACGGTTAACCTTAATAAAGCATTAAATGTTGCAGCAGCAACAGGCAGTTTTGCAGTTACAGGTCAAACCGCTGATTTCGTTAAGGCTCTGAATGTAAGCGGGGGTGCAGGTAGCTTTGCTTTGACAGGTCAGAGCGCGGGTATTTTAATCGGAGAGATTTTTGAGACAGGAGCTTTTGCGCTTACTGGTCAAACATCTGCATTAAATAAAGCAGTTCGTATGTCAGCGGATGCTGGATCTTTCTCTGCTACGGGACAAGATGCGGCCTTTGGAAATGCCTTTGTTTTATCAGGCGGCACAGGGTCGTTTACATTAACAGGCCAAACAGCGGGTATGGTAAAAGCCCTTAATGTTTCTGGGGGCACGGGGTCATTCACTCTTACAGGGCAAGCTGTAGATTTAGACAAGGCTGTAAATATATCTGGGGGCACAGGGTCGTTTTCGCTTACGGGCCAGACTGCCAACTTTGAAAATGCTTACTTGTTGGCAGCAGCAACTGGATCGTTTGCCCTTACGGGTAGTGCGGTAGACTTTGGAATTGGCGAAGCATTTGGAACGGGGAGCTTTACGCTCACTGGTCAAAGCATTAATCTGAACAAGGCTGTCCGCATTTCCGCAGATGCTGGCAGTTTTGCTTTGTCTGGACAGGCTGCTGTTCTTGATCCCAACTTTGGTAATAAACTTATTGCTCAGGTCGGAAGCTTTGCGGTTACTGGGCAAGCTGCACAACTTATAAAATCATTTTCTGTAGATTTTGGGGCGGGCAGCTTTGCTCTTTCAGGGCAAGAAATTGACTTTGGTATTGGCGAAAGCTTTGGGGCAGGTAGCTTTGCTCTTACAGGTCCAGCCGTTACTTTAAATAAAGCTGTAGTTTTATCTGCGGGCACAGGATCATTTGCTCTTACAGGGCAGAGCGTTGATTTAGATAAAGGGCTTAATTTATCTGGCGGTACGGGTTTATTTACTCTTACGGGGCAAACAGTAAATCTTAACAAGGGAAGAGCTTTAAGCGCGGGTACAGGTTCATTTGCGCTTACGGGACAAGCTGTAGAGTTCAACAAAGCGCTTAGGGAAGTCGCGGGTACAGGTTCCTTTACTCTTACGGGGCAAGACGTATCTCTTGCTGCGGGCGCTCTTCTTAATGCAGAAACGGGTAGCTTCGCCCTTACAGGTCAGGATGCAAGCTTTAATGAAGCTAGGGTACTTAGTGCAGACGTAGGTTCATTCACCCTCACAGGCCAAGCTGCAACCATAAACCGCGAGATAAATATATCTGGGGGCACGGGTTCATTCGCGCTGACAGGTCAGAATGCGGGTATCCTAATTGGCGAAATATTTGAGACAGGCGCGTTTGCACTATCTGGTCAAACTGTTGGACTAAAGAAGGATCTTAATTTAAGCGCAGGGGTAGGCTCCTTTGCTCTGACAGGGCAAAATGTTTCTATTGTTGTTGGCGCAAGATTAGAGGCGGATGCGGGTTCGTTTGCTCTAACAGGCCAAGATGCGACACTTAAAAAATCCTTAACAGAAGCCTTTGGCGCAGGGTCTTTCTCCTTAACGGGTCAAGATGCGGATTTAGTTGAAGCCAGAAACTATAACTTTACTGCGAATCATGGCTCCTTCAGCCTTACAGGGCAGACTGTTGATTTAAAATTAGGCGTCTTACTGGAGGCGGGTGCAGGTTCGTTTGCCCTTGCAGGGCAAGACGTTGGATTTAATCTCGCAATAAGTATGCCTGCGGGTGCAGGTTCGTTTACTCTTACAGGTCAAGCTGTAGACTTTGTTCGCACCAGAAAGTTAATTGCAGATGCGGGGTCTTTTGCTCTAACGGGCCAAGATGCTACTTTCGTCGCGGGGATCGCGGTTACTGGCGTGGAGATGACAATTTCCATTGGGCAGGTAATGGTGTATGGTTTGATAGTTCCAACGCAAGATCCAAACTGGGTTCTTATAGACCCAACGCAAGATCCAAACTGGACAGAAATAACTCCTTCAGATGACCCAGAGTGGACACTTGTTGCTTAAATACGGTAATTCAAATATAATAAGTTCTATAGAACTTTTCAGGTAGGTTCAGATGGCTACATATACAAGCACTAATGGCGTAAAGTTAATATCCACGGGCGACGAAGCTGGTACATGGGGGGATAGTACCAACGTCAACTTGCAGATATTAGACAGGGCTGCGAATGGGTTTGCCTCTATTGCTCTTACGGGTACGTCCTACACTCTTCCCGTTGCGGCGCAGCCTTCTGCGGCCCAAGACGGGCACTATAAAGCTATAAAGTTTACGGGCACCCCCGGCGGGGTTTGCACAGTTACTCTGGAGCAGAATGATCGTGCCCGAATGTATATGCTAGTAAACAGCACCAACCAGACCGTTATTATTACTCAGGGCAGCGGAGCAAATGTGACCATTGCGGCAGGTGATTCCGCTACGGTATTAGCCGATGGCGCAGGTTCAGGTGCGGCGGTAGAAGCGTTTTCTAATTCAATCTCTATGCCTGTTGCAACAATTGCAGTTACAGTAGCAAATCCCGGTTCAGGTAATAAATACTATATTGATGGCTCTCTGCAACAAACCGTTCAGCTTAAACCCTCTGTTACATATAGGTTTGATCAGTCTGATGGTACAAACGCTACGCACCCCTTAGCTTTCTCCACGAATGATAACAACTCGCCTTCTGCCCCATTTACCACAGGTGTTACAACGGTGGGTACGCCGGGAAGTGCGGGAGCGTATACTCAGATAAGATTAGAACAAGATGCTCCTACCCTTTTGTATTATTATTGCACAAATCATTCCGGAATGGGCGGCAAGGCGGTGGTTCGTGTAGGTGACAATTCTCAATTTAGTCAAAACCCTGTAAGCGCCACAGACCCCTCCGCAACAGGAGACAATGCAATTGCTATTGGAAGCCATGCGGTGGCGGATGGAGAGCGGGGGGTTGCGATAGGTAAATCTAAAGCAACAGGTGAGAGGTCGCTGGCGATTAACATTAACAACAATGCGGCTTTTGGCGCTGCGGGTGATGACAGTATTGCAATAGGGATTCAAGCCTCCGCCGCTTCAAATTACTCCATTGCCATAGGAAACACGGCTTCTTCCTCAAACGCAGAGGCTATCGCGATTGGGGATACGGCAACGGCGAGTGGGGCTAAATCGGTAGCGTTAGGCGTATTTGCTAAAGCAGACACTAGCTATGGAATGGCGTTGGGGCACTATTCCAGAGCGCGTAGAGTTGGACAACAAGCTTTTGCGTCAGGCTATTTTGCAAACCAAGGCGATGCACAAACTGGAACGTATGTTTTGCGGGGTTTGACAGTAAATTCAACCAGCACAGTAGTTTTAACTACGGATGGGGGTGCCGCCTCTGGAAGTAATCAAGTAGTGTTGGAAACGGGCGCTGCTATGGCCTTTAAAGTCCTTATTATAGGTCGGCAGGATAGCGGGGGCACCGACTCTTATATGTACGAATACACGGGGTATGCTAAAAATAACAGCGGCACAATAACGGTTGGTTCCCAATTAGGGTATAATGCGTATTCTTCATCTCTTACAATAACTTTGGCGGCGGATAATACTAACAATGCTTTAGGCATTTCAGTAGTAGGACGAAACCTAACTAATATTCGTTGGGTTGCAACAGTATTTACCTCTGAGGTAAGTTGGAGTTAGTTTTAAATGCCTTATACAGACCTAAGATTTAAAGCTGGAATCAACAAAGAGATCACTCCTTACTCTGAGGAGAACGGCTGGATTGATTGCGATAAAATTCGTTTTAGGTTTGGCTATCCAGAGAAGCTTAACGGCTGGGATAAAAGTTCAACTTCCGATAAAGCTTTTCTTGGTCAGTGCCGTGGATTACATGAATGGGTTGCTCTCAGCGGAGAAAAGTTTTTAGGCGTAGGGACTGAACAGAAGTATTATATTAAGCAGGGTACAGACTATAAAGATATTACGCCTTTAAGGGCGACTGGAGAAGCTGTTTCTATTGTAGCTGGATCAAACTCGTCAACACTTACAATAACGGATCTTAATCACGGTTGTGTTGTAGATGATTTTGTAACTTTTACAACAAACACTTATGATGGTTCCGCTTCTGCCTCTGCTAACGCTCTTGCTATACAAGATTTAACTATAGGCATTCTTTCCGCTGCTGTTAACTCTTCAACAAATAATGCAAAAGCCTTGTTTAAAGACACGATTATTTCAGGATCTCGCCCTGTTGGTGATATTACAGATGACGGTTCCGTTAGCGCCGACGATGCTTTGGAGTATGCGAAATACTTTATTGGTCAACAGACAAACGCTACCTACACAAGCTACATTGAAAATACTTTACATCCTTTTTTAATCACCAATCATACAGGTGGTTCTGGTACAACAGGAGATCCCGGCCCGTACTCTTTTTATTTTGATAATGCTTCTTCTATAATGACGGGTAGTGTTCTTTCACAAGAGTATCAGGTTACGGAAGTCGTAGATGCAAACACTTATAAGGTGGTTGCTAGGTCAGTAAGTAGCATAGAAAGTATTACCGCTTCAGGTGGTCTAAGTTTTACACCTTTAGTTAATGACACATGGATAGGAGGAATTAAGGGGACGGCTGCTTACCAGATTGGAACAGGGTTAAATACTTCTGTACAGGGTATTGGATGGGGCGCGGGTCTTTGGGGTGGAACTAATGATGGTGCCCTAACAACAAATTTAACAGCGTCTATAAACAATTCTGTTACCACGGTTCCTGTTGTGTCTAGCACAGGGATTACTGCGGGAGATACTATTTTAATAGGTGGGACAGAATTAGTTACGGTTGGTTCTGTAAGTTCTAATGATTTGCAAGGATGTACTCGCGGGGTAAAAGGCACTTCTGCGTCTAGCCATAGTGATCAAGCGTCCGTTATTTTGGCTACAGATGCCAATGCTGATTCAAGTACAGAATTAAACGGCTGGGGGGAAGGTATCGCAACTGGAACTCAGACCGGTACAAGTAATCTTCGCATATGGTCACATGATAACTTTGGTGAAGACCTTATATTTAACGAGCGTAATGGTCAGGTATTTTACTGGGAAAAAATAACTGGGGTTGGTACACGCGGTGTAGAGCTTTCAACGATATCTGGAAGTCCTACGTCTGTGCCACAGAAAGCCGCACAAGTACTTTTATCAGATCGTGACAGGCATGTGATTGCATTTGGCTGCGATGGATTGGGTGCTTCGCCCTCAACAGCTAAAGGAGACGGCACACAGGACCCGATGTTAATTAGGTTCTCCAGTCAAGCTAATCCAATTGATTGGTATCCAACAGAAACAAACAGTGCCGATTCTTTAAGAATCGATTCGGGGTCAAAGATTGTTCAAGCTGTAGAAACAAGGCAGCAAATCCTTGTCTTTACAGATGTTGCCATCTACGCAATGCAGTTTGTTGGGCCACCATTTACCTTTGGTATCAACCTTATTTCTAGCAACATAAGTATTGCCAGCCCTAAAGCCGCTGTCGCAGTAGATGATGCCGTCTTTTGGATGGGAGCCGCAGAGTTTTATTCTTACACAGGTGCCGTACAGCGTATTCCTTGCACGGTTCGGGACCATGTATTTAATGACTTTAATACAGGGCAGTCTGATAAGGTTGCGTCGGGGTCCAACATTTCTTTTGGAGAGGTTTGGTGGTTTTACCCTTCCGCGGATTCTACGGAAAACGACAGTTACGTTGTTTACAACTACTTTGAAAAACTGTGGTACGTTGGAAAACTATCTAGAACCGCTTGGTTAGATCGTGGGATATCTGCACTACCAATAGGCGCGGGAGATCAAAACTTTTTATATAGCCATGAGGTTGGGTCAGTTTATACAGACGAGACTCAGAACACCGCGTCGTTTATTGAGTCTGGGGATCTTGGGATTTCAGACGGCAATCAGTTTTCCTTTGTAAGTAGGGTCTTACCTGATTTAAATTTCAGAGAAACTACTAACAACGACACTACTGTGGATTTTATACTAAGCGCAAAAAATGCGCCGGGATTACCCGCGCAAACCACTAATACCAACACTCTTACCAAGACGGAAAGTGTCCCCGTAGATAAATATACAAGTCAGTATCAGACCAGACTAAGAGGTCGTAGTTTTAGATTTAAGGTCCAGTCTACGGATAATGAAGTTTTATGGCGGTTAGGTATTCCTCGCGTTGACATAAGACCGGATGGGAGAAGATAATGTCCATTGCACCCATTCCGTTTTTTCCCGTTCCCCCACCGGAATATACTCAACAATATATGTCGGAAGTTGTCAGGTCGTTTTCTGTGTTTGCAACTCAGATTACAAACCCTGCTATAGCAAAGCCTATCTTGATTGAGATACCTTCGTCTGCACAAGCTTCAGACGAAGTTGGCACTATATATGAGAGTAATACGGTGCTTAGGTTAAAGTCGGCTACTGCGGCAAACAACACGGTGGGTATGCCGTTGCCTACATATACAGTCTCGACATTACCTACTGTGGAGACGGGCACATTAATATATGTTTCAAACGGTGCGGCGGGTAGTCCGGTTGTTGCGTTTGGCGATGGATCAAATTGGCTAAGGGTGGATACACGTGCCGCGGTAAGTTCTTCATAGAAACTATTACAAACTTCTGGTACAGTGTTCTAAAATACGGTGATGACAATGATGCAAATGCCTTTTCAACAAAACACCTCACCTTTTATGGGCCGTCCGCCTATGCAGGTAGGAATAGGAGGCTTGGGGGGAGGCTTGGATGACCGTGTGTTTGCTCCTCTCAAAAATATGTTGAGTCAGCATCTCACTCAAAGCGTTGTGCAAGAGAAGGTCGAACCGTTTGTCGAAGAAGTTAGAGATATGGCGGAAGAGCGTTTTGACTTAGGCGGTGGCGGGCAAATAGGAGCCCCGCAATTTAAAAACCAAGTTCAACCCTTTGCGGGAATGTCATTTCAACCTGCCGTAGAACCGCCCAGCGGTCTGATCAAGGGTTTTGGAAACAGAATTTTTCAAGGAGCTTTTGAAGGTTACGCGGACGGCGGACCAGTGGCCGCGGGCCTTGGTTCTTTTCTTGCCTCCAACATAGATGAGTTTGGCCGCAACGGCGATACAGAGGTTATCCACGCTACTAAGTCTGAGGTGGTTTTGCCCAAGGGAATGGTGGATAACCCTGAAGTTCGTCAGACGGTGCGGGATTTGTTTGAACAGACGGGCCGTGACATGCAAGAGTACACGGTTGGCAGTGGTCAGATGAACGTCAATCCGATGACGGGGTATGAAGAAGCCTTTGATTTGATTGGCGGAATTAAAGATATCTTTAAAAAGGCCGCTCCTGTTCTGTTGCCGATAGCGACTTCCTTCTTATTTCCGGGCATGAGCCCGTTTTTATCGGGTGCTTTGGCAGGCGGCGTTGGTTCGCTAATTCAAGGCGGTAGCATAGAGGACGCCTTTAAGTCTGGGATACAGGGTGGCTTGGTTTCAAGTGCAGGCGCTCTTATGACGGGCACTAATCCATTTAAAGCGGTTGATCAAACCAAGGGAATGCTTGACCTGCGGGACGATCCGCTTGGAGATTTGGGCTTAGGGGGTAAAGCGGCGGCGTCAGCGGAACAACCCGGTTTTTTAAATCGAGCGGCGAGTACAACAAAAGACTTCTTTTATAGTGATCCACAGACCGCTCAACAGATTTCTGGTTTAACTCCAGAGGCCTTTGCTAATTTAGGTGATGCAAGTAAAGCAGAATTGTTTAAACAAGCGGGCGCTTCTGGCGGCTTAAACACGGGCAGAGCCATAGCAGGCGGTTTGGGAGCCTTGGCACTTGCTGGTGGGTTTGACGAAGAAGAAGCAGATGATGTGGAAGATCCGTATCCATATTCTAGTCGCGAGCTAATGGAGATGTATCCGGAACGTTACCGTTCAGGCCCGATTATAGCGCCACGTAGACGCGAAAGAGTTGAAGAAGTTCGTCCCATGTTCGCCGCTAAAGGTGGTGAGATGGAGTTCCCGCGTCGTCAAGGATATATCGCGGGCCCCGGCACAGAGACTTCTGACGACATTCCAGCAATGTTATCAGACGGAGAGTTTGTTATGACTGCACGTGCCGTGCGCGGAGCGGGAGACGGTAGCCGTAAGGCCGGAGTTAATAAAATGTATGATATAATGAGAGCTTTTGAAGGCGGGGTGGTTTCCTAATGGCGGAGCAAACACAAACAGTAATTAACAGGCAAGATCCTGAGATTGAAGCCTACCGCCTTGGTTTGCTGGACGATACTCAGGGATTAGTGCAAAATCAGGTTTTTGGTCAAAACGTTCAAAACCTTCGGAACCAAGGCTTAGATGACGCCGCGATTGCGGAACGCTTAGGCAGAGAAGTGGAAGAGGTTGGAAATATTTCCCAAGACCAACTGTTTGGTCCTCCAGAGTATGAAACCGCTGAAATTTCCACCGGAGAACAGGCGGCTATTGATTTAGCGTCTAAGGGTATTGGCGGTTATCAAGAGTATTTAGATCAATCTGCGGAATATTTGAAAGACGCTAGTTCAACACTACAAGCCCCTGCGGCACAGTTTGATCCTTCTGGTATTGGCGCATTTATGAATCCTTACGAGGATGCTGCGGTTTCACAGGCTCTACAAGACGTTGCGAGAGCGGGCGAACGTCAGCGCGTGGACTTGGGCGCAAGAGAAGCTATGGCAGGAGGCTTTGGTCGCGCACGAGGCGGAGTAGAGCAAGCCCTGTTATCCGAAAAGATTATGGATCAACAAGCGCGGACCGCGTCTCAGATGCGTCAAGCAGGGTATGAAAGCGCGGCGCAACGAGCGCAGCAAGCTTTTGAGCAACAGCAGGGGCGTGCACAACAAGGCGCAATGGGTCTTGGAAATCTTGCCATGAACTACAGTAACTTGGGTCAAATGGGAAGCGCGTTGACCGCCGCGGACATTGACAGATTAATGACCACTGGTGGTTTAGAGCGCGGGATTGATCAAGCGGGAATAGATGCTTTGCGAATGACTAACTTGCAAAATTATTCGCAGCCGTTCCAACAATATGGTTTCTTGTCTGATATTTATAGCGGAGTGCCTACGGGTTCATCTACAATGCAGGTTTCTTCTATGCCTTCAGCTAATCCTTTCCAAACAGCGGTTGGTTTGGGTATAGGGGCCTATGGCGCGGCCAGTGGCGCAAAACAAGCGGGGATTTTTTAAATGAACGAAGGTTTTAGATCACTGCCTGAAGATGTGCAGAAAAAGATATTAGGCAAAGCGATGGGCGGCGTAATGCAGCGTCCTTTGTTCCGTCAGATGGGCGGTCCAGCGCAGCCTATGCCGCAAGACATGGTGCAGCAACCTATGATGCCGCCTGCGGAACCAACGGCCCAAGCTGAAATGCAGGGGCAGGCTGTTGGGGAAGAAGTAGCGGCTCGCACAATGGGTAA